CTGGGATCCACGTAGTCCGTTCCCCTGCTGCAAGCACCCGTTCGGCTTCGAAACCGACCGGGTCAGCAGGATCAACTACGAGGGGAGTTGGAACACCCTCTCGCAGGTCGCCGCGGTGTAGCCAGGTATCAAGCCTGGACATGCTGCTAACCTTACGCTTCTTCGTGATCGGAACTAGCCTCTTTCGAGGGGCGTCACCAGTCACTAGGCAGCTTGGGTCGTCAACAGAGATTCCACCCCAAAGATACCGGGGTATGGTCTCTTTCCACCTCTTCCAGAAGACGAAGGCCTCTTCAGTTACGAAGAAGCCCCAGTCCCGTCCGTCCCATTCTAGGAGACGGTTAAGGATGTTTATCATCTCTGGTAATGTGGCAACCGCCTTTCTGTAGTAGAAAGGCGTGACGTTTCGACCGTTCCAGTAATGGGCACCGCATGACTCCCGGAAGGGGCCTGCGATGTGAGTTTTCTTCTCGTTTGGTACGAATCCAAAGAGGTGGAGAACCCGAATGAATCGTCGGGCCATGCTTGATGGCACTATGATATCATCACCGTATACCGAAATCACTCCTTTGTGACCAGACAGCTTCTTGACTGCCTGGGCGAGAGCCCAGAATATTAAGGACTCTAACTCGAAAGTGAACCCGTTCCCCATAGAGGAGAACATGGCGAGCTCACGAGCTTCCCCATCTGGAAAGATGGCAGACTCACAACGGAGATCAGATAGGAGACTCCACCAATCAAAAGGAAGTAGTTTTTCAACCACGCCGCAGCTGACGGTGTCGCTAGCGCTAGAGAGATCGATGGTTGCTAATCCATCTTTCAATCCGCGTTTCGCTAGTCTCTGATTGCGCGTTTGGTCGGATAAGTTAATACCGACTCGACGTAACCGGTTGGCAATAAACATGCCCACCGATCTTTGCAGCAAGGCATTGCCCTCGGGCTCCTTGCAAGCAACGCGATCAATCTCAGTCTTTTTCGGAACGGTAAAGAGCACGCTCGACGGAACGATGCGCAACGGTAACTTTGACAGGCGTGAACCGCTTGCCATTGCCAACCAATGCTTAATCGCCGAGTCTGTGACGTGCACTTCGCCGGTAAACTTCACGCATGCCGCGGATGGACTGCGGCGTACGCGAGTGGATGCCCCATTTGTCCATGTTGAGTTCATCAACACAGATGGATAGGGTAATGGCCCGAGCACGCGCGAAACGAATTCGCGAGTGCTTTGAACTAGCTGGGAGTAATTTGTCCAGCCAAGTTCGGGATCTGTCATTTCCTGAAGGGTTAACCTCAGGTTAGTGTTCAGATTTCGGGCTTCGGCCGCAGAGAACTTCATGATCGCTGCGTCTCTCCGCACGTCCGGTGGGACGATACTATCGTCTAGATACTTTGAGAAGACCTCATCCCGCAAGTACTTCGTAGCGAAGTTATCTTGAGGAAGGGTCGACAAGAGGTGTCTAAACGAGTTCTCGAACTTCTTGGATACGTGCTCCGGCACTGCTACATTCACTTCACGTGAGATGTGCATGTTGGACCTCTAGATTAGAAGGTTTCGGTGACCCGAGAGAGGAGGGTCCGATTCGCACGAATAGATCGTATAAACCGGGGGTTGAATTGACTCTCGGGGTTCGCTATCAGTTACGATAGACGAGATTGCCGTCGAAGGGAACTTTTCCTTCGACCGTCCAGGGCTCATCCGAGGACGCGCTGCAAGCAGCGCAACCAAGGACCAAAGTGAGGAGAAGAAATCTCACCACACACCCTCGAGTTTTACCAGGGTACCGTCAACGACGGCCTGGCTAGCTGCGAGAGCGTTCTGGAACATTCCGACCGCGTCCTTACGCTCCTGTTCAGTGGACGTATCGTCGAAACGAAACGTCGCATCGATAAGGGCGACGCGAGGTACGGTTGGAACGGCGACACCGTTGATGGTCTCATTGACGAGTGCCGGTGCGGAGAGCGTGACGCGCTGATAAAAGCGCTTCCCGGATTTCCGCCACCGAATGGTGAGAGTTTTCTCACCGATCGGGACGGCTGCAGCTTCCACAAAGGAAGCAAGGCCGTTTTCAAGCCGACGTGGCGCGAAAGTATGCGCGACGGGCGTAGTCGCACGGTCATTGACCGTGATTGTGTTGGCATTTGCCATAGAACGTCCTTTCGGACAGAAAGGGGTACAAGACCCGGTTAAACAAAACCGCGGAGGAATGTGTTAGCCAGCCGAACTTTAGCTGGGTCACCTTCCCAAACTGGCTTAGACCGCGCGAGAAAGAGCGCGAACAAAGACAGACCGCGAGAGGAGTCCACACCCCACGATATATACGGGGGGGATGGCAGGAGCATCGGAGAGCCTAGGCGATTCATCGCTTTGTAATTCACTCCTACTCTCATCTTGTCGTAAGGTTCAGTCGGCTGAGTACCGTAGCCAGCAAAGACGCTGACATATCGATCCTCGACCTGGGTGAACCGACCCAAGGCCCATCTGGTTTCGTAGTAACCGCGAACGGTTGTTCCGGAGGCTCCTTCCCAGGTGCGCAAGAATGCACCCACATGAATGAACCAGTCGACGACGAACGACAATGTCGTCAACTCCCAGGCCACGCTGAGTGGAGAAAGTAACCCAAGCTGCGAGAACTTAAGCACGTCGGGCTGCAGTACGAATACCGTAGCACCTGACTTAACTCCCCGTTTAATTGAGCCTTCATAAGAGAAGCCCTTTTGCACGGGAAACTGAGGCGGATCGACGCTTACTTCGGCGTATATCCTTTTACCAACAGGTTCCTCAACGACTCGGTTCCAGCGCTCGATTATCCTTACGGAGTCCTCGATAACTGGTTTAAAGCCGTAGATCCAGGCTAAGTATGCCTGGGCAGCCGTTTTACCCCGCCCGTTACGGCGGATAGAACGTAGCGTGGAGGACGTATACCGGGCCCAATCCCTGCGTTTGAATGCACGGAAGAGCTCGGCTGCTGCACCTAAGACCACAGCTAGTGAAGAGACGGTTTGATTCGCCTCTCCGACCAACTGTGAAACGTCGATGCCCTGTAGAACTTGGTTCAGCATCTGCGACCGAACTTGGCTGATCGCCCATGACGGGATATCAGGTAGGAACTGTCCGTTGAGCCCAAGTCGCCACACACTGGAGTGTATTTCGCCCCCAGTCCACTGTAAATTGTATGTTACAGGGGTTAGTGTGGAACGCCAGGATACGCGTCCGGCAGAAGATGTTGTCGTGAGAAACAACGCGTCGTAACTGGTGGAGCCAAAGTATGCTCCAGCAGCATTCGGCGTCGTCTTGACTATGTCGCTTCTGAACGACTTTGTCAGTTGACGGTTGGGTTTAGATTCATTGCGAGACCCAAGACTAGAGGTGTAAACCACAGTCTCAGGCGCTTTGAAGTCCCGTATGTCTCTCATTTCAACTCCCTTGGGCCAAACGGCCCAAAGAAAGGACCTTTACGGTCATACGCCTTAAGGCGTGTGGACACTCGTGTAGACGAGGTCGGCGTGAGCCGATATGGACCTACTTAGGT